ATCTAAGGGTAAGTCCCAATAGAAAAAGAAACAAACAAGAGTAAATTAAAGGTTTTAACAAGGGTGAATATTATGAATACATGGGAATTTGACACAACAATCGGTCAGGGTAGCGAAGTAGTTACTGTTGTCTATCAATACGAAATGGATGAGGACAAATCCACCTATAACGAGTCAATCAAAGAAGTCTGGTTCTCTGGGCGTGATATTGTGGGATGTATGTCACAAGAGGCTTTTGCTGAATTGGAAATGGAAGCGGCAATGCGTTTTCAGCACCACAAACTGAACTACAAGCAAGAGGATGTATGAACGAACCCACCAAAGCCATTCAATACCTAATCGATACCGCTCCTTTGTACGCCAAAGCCAAAGCCGACCGAATGTATCTTGAGGAATTCAGGAAAAGCAGAAAAGCCCAACTTATGAGTCAAGCGGGCACTGAGGTTTTAGGCAAACAAGAGGTTTACGCCTATGCCCACGCTGACTATGTTGGGATATTAGAGGGCATAAGAGAGGCAGTGACCCTTGAGGAGGAATATCGGTTCTTAATGAGGGCGGCAGAAGCAAGAATTGAGGTGTGGCGAACAAACCAATACTCAGCCCGCATGGAATTAAAGGCCACCACTTGAACAACAAACTGAGCGCAAAGCAAAGACTACACATAGGGAAAGTTAAACTATTGCCATGCTCAGTGTGCGATCAACATGGGCCAAGTGATGCACATCACATAGAGCAAAAACTACAATATTGCGTGATTGCTTTGTGCCGTGACTGTCACAATAGTTGGCATGGTACTAAAGCCATTTGGCGAATCAAAAAGATGGATGAACTGGCTGCCCTAGACGTTACCATTCGCAGATTGACGCAGGAAATGCCCCTAGAAGGCTATTCTGAGCCGTTTTGAGCCGTTTTTTGGGGCTTGTCCATACCAACTATGCCAGACGTAAAAAAACCCGCTTATTGGGCGGGTTCAGGGTTTAGCGTTTTGTAAGTATTCGCAGAATTAGGGCAACGCAGGCATAGATCATTTATTCCCCGTAAATGCAAAAATCTTGATCTTCTATTTCATGCTGGATAAAACTGGCAGCATTAGCCGCTTCGTTTTCATCAAATAGCCAAATAACGTAAATTTTAAGATCGTCAGCCGTGGCTTGAGCCGCTTCGTGATCGCCATGATCGCCTAAATTACACATTAACCCGTCATTGTTTAAAGCGAAATAGATCATTGTTCACCCCATAATTTGATTGCAGCTTGTTTGCACTGGTTAACTTGTTTTTTGGTTAACCCGTGGGCTATTTGTTCGGCTAATTCGGCAGCTTGTTGCGCTTTTTGGTCATTGGGTGCAGTTAAGGCCAAAACTAGGCATTGTGTAAGGGCTTCTATTTGACTCATGCTGTCACCTTTAGATTTTCTTCAATAACAGCCATTGCAGTGCAAACCTCATCCCAGATTGCATCGTGCATTTCATCCCCTTCAGAAACACTGTCTTCTCTATATGCGTGTAGAGCATCCCAAATAATTTCAAGTTGTTGTTTTATATCGTGCATTTTTACGCCTCTTTGTTTAAAATTTCTAAAATAGCTTGAATTTGCTCGGGTTTTATCGTCATCCAACGGGTTTGACCTTGCTCATTTCTAATTTGCATGGACGCTGGGGTTTTGCCAAGCCTAGAAAACTCGCTTTCATAGTAGCTTTTTGGCTTAGAAATGGGAATAAAAACCTCAACCACAGGGCCAAAATGTTTGTCATGCCACGGGTCATTTTTATAAGTGTTCATTCTGTCACCTCTACTTCAAAGGGGATAGAGTTATCAATAAAACCTTGTCGGTCATCGTATGGCAGTGCAAAGATAGTCCCAAATTGACGATTAACGGCAGCTTGAACCACTAAGGGCAATTTTGGCAATTCCTTTTCTGAGCCGTCCAAAGCATAGGTGACAGTTACCTTGTCATTATTGGGTAAGGTGACATATTGAACGGCAGCAATAGAGCCGTGAGTGATTGTGTATTTGCTCATTTTTAAACCTTTGATTCGCAAAAAACGAATGTAAAGCCCTTGCCATCACTTGAGCCGCCAAAACACATATTGGAAACGTCACCCCCAATAATTTGATGCTTAATAATTAAAGCCTTAACAGCTTCAAAATGTACTAAATGACCATCTAAAGAATCATTGCGTGAAACAATGACAGAATGACCATTGTCTGATTTTGCTCTTATCCGTGAGCCTTTTCTATTTGTGGCGGGTATAAATTTTGTATGAATTGCAAGCATTTTGTTGACCTTAAAAAATATTGAACCCTAGGGGAATACCTAGGCCATTGACCCCTAATCTAAGGGTCAACAGTCTAAGTATTAAGCCGTTTCAGTCACTTCAACGGGTTTAACTGAGGGTAAATAGCACCATGCTGGCACTTTGGCGGGTGCAAATTCACGGGTAGGCATGATAACCCCGATAAATGCGTCATCCATCTGAGGGAATGAGACAATAGAAGATTGACTACCCCGTTGCAAAACCATTGGAATTTGACGTTTTCCGTAGAGTTCTTCTGAAACATCCATAAAGCGGACAAGTAGATCAGGGTTAAATGTTGAGGGTTTTACGTCTTCATCCTTGAAAACCATGGGAATAACTCGATCAGTATCGGGAAAACGTGCATCATGGGCAGAAAAACGGGTTGTCGATTGACTATCAATGCACTCTACTGCAAAGCCCTCAACGGAAAAACTGAGCCACTCGTCGCCTTGCTTTTTTGTACCCTTGAGCTTTGAGAGTGCCTCAGTAGGTAAAACAACATTTTGCTTTGTGTCTGATCTAATGCCATCGATAAGCAAACGGCCTAAAACGTGCCCGTCTGTTGCTTCGATATACGTGCCCCGATTGTCACGAACGACATTTATACCTTGCAAATAGTATCGAATGTCTTTTTTAGCCGCCAAGTGAAGCATTGCACGGATATCTTTGCGCTTGATTGAGAATTTCATATTGAAGCCTTTTGAATTGAAATGATGCGACAGTGCATCGAATAAGCCCAGCCCGTGAGCTTACCCGCTAGATTGTCAGGTTTCAGGATATACCGCAACTGAGGTAAACCCGTAGTCCCATTGTGCGAGGTTTCCATCTTGCAAAGCATCGAAGGCCTTGATAATTGTGGCTTGAGTTGCGTACACTTGCAAACGGGCAAACGATAAAGCCTCATTGATAGAAGCAAACGTTTTCTCTGAGTTGCCTTGAATGTGAACGATAATTTTCATGTGAACCCCTTATTTTACTAAAACGTCAAAATAAGCCAGTAAGCCCATGCAAAGCAATAGCCCAATAGCAATAGCGGAGAGAATGTCTAAAATTGTGTTTTTCATTGTGCGATCTTTCCATGTATCGATGTAGTCAATTTGAAGGCAATAGAAGCCCTCTCAGAGCGTGCAAACGATTGACGCATGGATAACCAGTCAGTCTGCCTCATTGTGTTCGCCACGAAGTCACAAACTGTCAGTGTTGGAATGTTGCCCGTGCATTGTGCATGGTGCATGGTGTAGCGCAGGCCATTGTCTCTAATTGATCTGCGAATCGTTTTGTAAGTTGTTTTATCCATGTTGAAACCTATTAAGAGTTGATAAAAAAAAGAGCGTTTTTTTGACCCTCTCCTATATAAGCATAATAGAATCGTGCCAACTCTCGCAAGTTGTTGATTCTATTGACCCCTCCAAAACCCTATCAGTATTTACCCTTAGAATTAAAGTATGCAATAATTAAATAAATCAATTTTCAGGTAAAAAATGGGAAGACCCTCAAACCCTCAGACCCGATACTTTCAGAGAACACTGTCAGACCCTCAGAGAATGATTCTCTTGGCGGCGGGAAAGGGTAATTTGTGCCGTGGCTTTGAGAATGTGTTGGATGTGTACCAAGAGGCGCATAACAAGGGTTTCAGACCTGACATGCCATTGAGTTTTTTAAATATAGGGCGCGGGACAACAGACAACCCCAACTCAGAGGAATCAGTAAGAGATAACACAAGGGAATGACTAAGGAAAGAGTAAACGCGAATAGTTCTCGTTTAGATTAGGTACATGGAAAATGGTGCATCCCTCTTACACTTGCATGAAACGTAAATGAGAATCATTCGCATTTGGACAAGGTAAGGGTAAACCCTATGCTGTATGTGTGGCCAGTACTGTATAAAAAGACATGAGGGTAAACCCTAGGTAGTGAGATGTATGGGGGGGGAGGGGGTAGCGTCTGTGTGTAGATATTGGTGTAGCCTCCTACCCTCAAAAAAAGCTAAATTAACCATTCCAGAAAGGACAAAATGGAAACGTTAAAAAGAGGAAGAGGAAGACCCAAGGGGAGCGTCAAGATGACCATACAGAGGTTTGCTGACAATCCGCCCTTAGTACTGCCTAAGACAGACCATCAACGTCTCAAAGAGCTTAAAGAGCTGATGATTAGGTCAGGAGGTAAGGATGTGGCTCAGAAGGTTATTGAGATAGCCCTTAATGATGAGCATCCCCATCAATTGGTAGCACTCAAGATGTGTTTGGACAGGACTCTTCCTGTTTCTTTGTTTGAAAAGGATAAGTCTCAGAGGTCAGCAGTCACGATTAACATAACTGGCTTGGGGCAAGAGCCTACAATAATCGACACTGAACCTGAAGATGTAGAGGCTAAATATGGCTGATTTGAACTTCTCTCTACTTCCTTGGCAACAAGAGGTATTCAAGGATACGACTCGGTTCAAGGTTGTGGCTGCTGGGCGTAGATGCGGTAAGTCCCGTATGGCGGCAGTTACCCTACTCATTGAGGGACTCAAGTGTCCTCAAGGGTCTGCGGTTCTCTACGTTAGTCCCACTATGGGACAATCAAGACAGATTATCTGGGATCTCTTGTTAGACCTTGGTAGAGAGGTTATTCAGAATAGCCACGTTAATAACTTGGACATTACCCTGATAAACGGGGCTAGGATATACGTTCGTGGTGCGGATAGACCTGATACGCTCCGTGGAGTCTCATTGACCTATGCCGTTCTCGATGA